TCAAGAAAGCGAAGGGCGACATTCGCCGCCCTTGCTCTTTATTGCTAGGTCGCTGCTACGCTAGTGCCTACAAAAGTAGTCGCGGCGCGCGCGGCATCTTCTAGCAGTGCGAAAATTTCCACGCCTGCATCAGTGCCAGTTGTGCCAGTGCCTACAATGCGCACATAACGCTTACTGCCTTTGTAGCCGATAGCGCCGATCAGTTTGTCGTCGTCACCGTCAGCGGTTACTGTCAGATCAGATTCAGAACCAATCAATTCAGCATCAGCCACGGCGCTCGCGCCTGCGGCTGTGCTATCGTCACCCTCTTGCACGACAAAGCTGAAACCCTCGGCGGTTCCTGCATCTGTCACTGTGTTAGTTTTCACAATGATCGAAGCAGAATCGAAGCCGCGAGTATCAACCCAATCGCTAGCAGCGGGAGTTGTGCCGCTCAAAGTCAGGGTTCCGAGGAACACCATTTGAGCGTTGTTTACATTATCACGATTAGCCATTTTTAATGTCTCCTCATCTTATGCTGTGAATTCAAGAAGCTTGATAGCTTCAAAATTAACAACATCACCGCCAACACGCTTACAGCTATAAAAGTTGATAAACGGTTTGTTAGTGTACTGGTCACGGATCACGCGAATGCCTGCGCGGTCTACTACCTGATAAGCCTCGCCCATGTTGCCGAACGCAACTGAGAGCGAATCAGTGGCAGGGTCGGGCATGTCCTCGAATTCAAGGATTGGAAAACCTAGCAGGGTAGCAGGCTGCGAGGCTGCAATGCCAGGCTGCCAAATATACATGCCGTTGCTGTCTTTGATCTGGCGAACTTCGTTTAAGGTTGTGCGGTTCATAAAGAAACGCGCGCCAGAACGATAGGCTTGTTTCAGTGAGTAGATCAAATCCATCAGGCAATCGCCGCCAGTGCCATCAGTAGCAAAGCCACCATTCACGCCGGTGATTTTGCGTTCAATGGTGCCTGGCAGTGTAGTACCGCTACCATAAGTCAAAAAGCCGCGCGGCTGGTTAACACCATCGCCATTCACAAAAGCGGTATTTTCAGCGCGGGCAAACTTGTCGGACACTTTGCCAGCTAGCCATGCTTCCAGGTCAAGCGCGGAGTCGTCCAGAATCTTTTGAGTCGCCGCAGGGTTTGCATAGACTTCATGGGTCGGGATTCTCCACTTTCCGAGTGCTGGCGTGTTAGTTTCAGGGCGCGCTGCGCTCTCACCAACCCAGCCGCTAGCGGCTTCATTAAGATCGAACAGACCTTCCAGGGCATCGGTGCCAATGGTTTGCACGTTAGCCACTTGGCGCATTGGCGAAGTTTCAAACACTTTTGCAACAATGCGGCCAGACGTATCAGGCTCAACGGTATAACCGCCATCTGGATCAGTGCCTACAGAAAGCGCTTTTTGTGCGTCCAGGCTCATTAGGTCGCCTTTGCGCATATACTCAACAAAGCCAGCTTTGTATGCTTGCAGATCGCGCGCGCTAAATTCGCTAGCCATCACGCCGCGATTTTTTGCACACATTGCGGCAAACTTAGCGGCCTTTTGCTCTAGCTTGTCGCCTTCGCCATTGTCAGCGCCGAAGCCTTTACGAGCTGCGGCGGTTTCTGCCTGCTCAATGCGGGTTTTTAATTCGTCCAACTCGGCAACGCGCGCCGACATTTTTTTCACTTGTTCTTCCAGCAAAGGATCAGCTTTGCCAGACTTTTCAATTTGGGCGAGACGCTCATCATTCTTAATTTTGAATTGCTCGAACGTATTACCCAAACCCTCAACGATTGTTTTAATATCGTCAGCCATTGGTTATTTCCTCAAGTTTGGTTTGAAGTGCTTTAAGTGCTGCTAAGGCTTCATCATCCTGCGCAGAATCACTCTGGCCGAATGCTGCCTTGTAGCCACCACTCACAAAAGCGGTGGCCTCTTTGCGCGATAATCCAGCGTCTCGCAGGTACCGTTCAAAGTCTTTTTGGGATTTAACATTAGTAATCAAGGCGGCAGGATTCGCGCCCCAGGTTACTAGACTAATTTCCCATAAATCTAGGTTTTTAATCACTCGGCCCTGTGTTCCGTTGCCAGCGTCAACAATATTAAATCCAACGCTCATAGCATCCAGAACACCGGCCTTCATCAGCGCGTAGGCTTCGCGGCCTTTTTCAGTCTCAAGGATTAGCGAGCCTTTAACGTATAAGCCGCGCTCATCCTCTCGGATTTCTGTCCACTTGCCAATAATGTCCTTTGCGTCATGTTGCCATAACATTTTTGGCATTCTGCCCGACTCATAGGCGCGGTTTACGCTATCTTTAAAAGCGCCGTTAACTATCACATCGCCATCCGAATCGACCACGCCGAACATGCTGGCATAGCCTTCAAAGTAGCCGCCTTCGTCTAGGCTCTTAACTTCTAGCTGGCTTGTGAATTGCTTTTGTTCCATCGGTTCTACCTCTTTGCCTGCCCACATGCTCGCGCATATCGCCACGGCTTGATCTTGGTCTTTACCTTCGTTTATGAGTATCGGAATGCATCGACTCATAAAATCCTGCTCTGTCTCGCCTGCGCTTGGTGTCGGCATGTTTCACCTATCATAGACTGTTTGTTGATTATTCGCTAATCCTGCACTATGTAGCCCACGGCGCAGCGGCAATTTATCGTTTCTTCGGGATAATCGCGGTTCGGTTCGCCTGGGTACATTAGTTCGGCTTGGCCCACTTTAAACGGTTCATCCATGCCTACCGGATTTTTCTCTGTGTCCAGCATGGCTTGAATGTGCGTGTCTCTTGTTCGCCCTGGCTGGTTTGCCGCTATCCATTCGCGCATCATAGGCAGGCCGGTTTTCAGTGCCGCCTGTTGTGCGCCGTAGTTTGCCGCGCTGTGGGTTTCAGTTCGTGCTATCACCGCCGCGCGCTGGTAACTGATAACGCCAACGCGCTCGACTATGCTTTCTGCAATAGCAGCCTGCCCTAAGCCATCACGCCGCCCTATATCAACCTGGGTCATAATCTGGTTAATCGTTGTTTCTGCAATGTCGCGCACGATTAGCGCACCGCCAACGGTTTCTATATAGCTGGCCACAAAATATTCGTAGGCGTCCTCGAATTCCTCTTGCTTGGTTTCGAGGATGCGGCCTGTGCTTTTTCCTTGCGTCAGTACGCGACTAGCTAGCGCTCTAATTGAGCTATTCCATGCGCCATACAAAATATTATATAAGGTCTTTTCATGCTCTGGCGGTAGCTCAATTCTGCCGGTGGCTTGTCATTCCTTGACCACTTTTTCTGTGGTGCTGGCAATGTCGGCGGCAATTCGGCGCTCGTTTTGCTTTGCTATGCGGTCAAGCAAAAGCATCTGCAAACGCCGCTCGCGCTGCGGGTTACTATCCAGCAAGCGCCTAGGCATTATTCGCCATCCTCTTGATCGCTGATCCTATTGGCCCAGGCTCGGCCAGCATCGCCGCCCCATAGCTGCCACGCAATCCAGCCATTAGTCGGCCCACCATCTGGCAATGTGCGCTCACTTGGCGGAACTCGATTTTCCTCATGTCGCGCAAAGAATGAAACCATGCGGTTTATTGTTTCCAGGCTCACGGAACGCCCGTTAGATAAATCCCGCGCTCTAGCTATGCCAACCTCGGTGCCACCGCGCCCATATTCGCGCCGATAATCTAGCCCCTGTTGCGCTGCTTCTTGTACGCCTTTTGGGGGTGCAAAGTTTTTTGTTTCGCCATACGCGATAGCTTTTAAAAGCGCTGGCCCATCATCGCCAAGCTGAACCGGCTCGCTTCCTGTATCTGTGGGAAGGTCGGCAAAGCTCAACGGAATAAGCCCCGCATTTACCAGCAATTCGTCACCGCCTGCTATATCGTCATAGCCTTTCAGTGCGCGGCGCTCGTTGATTGTTAAGTCTGTTGCGGCATCTGCCATGCTCCACAACTCCATTCGCTTCTCTGCTATAGCGGGAATCTGGTCTAAATCAATATCCAATTCAACACCGCCAAAGAACGGCGAAAGCCAGGCGTTTAACTCATCGCGCACGTACTCGGCCAGCGGGATAACGGTTTCTTCGTAGAATGCCAAGCGCGCCTCGCGGTAATTTGAATAGGTGCTATCGCCTGGGATATTCAAAAGCAACGGCGGCACTCCAAGAGCCAGCGAAATATCACGCGCGGCGCTGTACTTTGTTTCGATGATTGCCAGATCAACGGGGCTGAGGCCCATTTGTTGCCACTTGATATGCTCCCCAACAATGGGCCTGCCTGCATTGCGCGCGCCGCTAAATTTTTCATCAATTTCTGCTTTGAGCCGGTTAAACTCGTCATCAGTTAGGCCGCTATCGCCGGTATATTCCAGCATTCCGCTAGGTGCTGCGCTGTTTTGTAGTAGCGCCTGAATCCACGCCATAGACTCGTTGTGCTGATCTACTGCATACGCGCCAGCCATTAGCGGGCTCATGCCATACCAATCATCAAGAGGGTTAAAGCTTTTTAGGTGTCTTATGTCACTAATGCCGGTTATCGGATCGGCTTCCCAATCTCGGTAATCCTGGCCGACTTGATAACGATAGCCAGCCGGGAATCCTGTAGCGCTCGGCTTAACGGTCATGCGGTCAGAACGCAGCGCGTAAAGCTCGCGCGGCTCGTTGCGCACTAAAACGCGCTCTATATAACCATTGCCGCTAATGCTGAAAAAACCGATCAAAGCGCGGATAAATTCGCTGCGGCTTTGCATTGGGTTTGGGTTTTCGATTAGCTGCAAAAATGGGTGATTGTCTAGCACTTCGCCGCTCGGCGTTCTGGCTATCCAAGATAATGCGGCCACGGAATCGGCGCGCTTATTTATGGCTTGGTAGGCTATGACGTTTTTCTGATAGCCTTCAAAAGCGTACTGTTTAGCGCTTATCTTATCGCCTGCTGTTACCCACTTCGCGCCCTGGGTGCCTGTAAATATGGCCTGCCCTGCGCGGCTTTCTTTTTGCTGTTGTGGCTCTTTTTTGCGCTTCAACCAATCAAACATGGCCCCGCCTCAATGGTTCGGTTTTGTCAAGTGTATATGCAAATAGTGAGTTTTTACAGGCTGCGAAGGCGCGGGCCTGTTTTTTGTGCTATCAATGGCTGCAAAGCATAGCGCACCGCATCCCATCGGTGGTTATTTTCGTCTTCGATCTTCGGCAATATGTCGCCCGTTTTCTTATCTATTTTATACGCATAGGTGCGGGATTCTTCTAGCATGTCGCGGCATTGCGGGTGTATCACTATCCGGTCAAAAGCCTGCAAAAACGCCACGCCATCTTCCACACTCCCCGGCCATTTTTTCACGCCTTCGATGCGTGGCAGGCCGTGGCGCTTTAGATAGCTGATTGATTCAGGCCGCGCTGAGTCGGCGCGCATAGTGTGCTTGGCTATGTCTGGATCATGCTTTTCAAAAAACCTGGCGGTTTCGTCTAGTTCCAGCCCTGGCCTGCCTGCGTCCTTATCTATATATAAAGTATTGCCAAAAATCCAGCACCGCACAAAGCAGGTCGGGTCTTTGGCAAAGCCAA